ATGGATAATGTAATAATACTTAAAGATGCTGTGAATAAAAAAGAATTTAATGATTTTATTTCTACTCAACCCGATGGAATAGAACTTGGATTAAATGGGGAAGAATATAAACAAATATATAGCAAAGTGAAATATTCCAATAAAGTTCTGAATATAAATAAAAACAGTAGTTTATATTCTAAAAAAATAGTAGGTGATAGTATGGAGGATAATAAACTTTTAGAAAAATACTTAGATAAAGTAGATCAAGATAGACGCGACCAAGAAGAAAGATTAAATAATGCTATTGTTGAATCCGAAAAAAGAAACCATACTGAAAGAACTGAATTTGAAAAAAGAATACTACAAGATAGAAAAGATAGTGAAGAAAGAATTGATAAAAAATTTAATCAAATTTTAAGTTCTATAGAGAAAAATAATGAACGATTAGAAAAAAGAATATCTGATATAGAAAATAAAATTGAAAGTAATAGTAAAACCCTTGAAAATAAAATAGATGGTAATAATAAATGGATTATTGGTGTATGTATAACTACTATTCTTTCAATTGCTGCTTTAGTTATTAGTATATTAGTAGCAAAATAAATGGCTAAAGAATGTTCAACATTTTTTGAAATTTTTTAATAAATTTTATGTATTTTTTCCATAAAGGTACACATATTAATAAATGGTTGTATAGTTAAATGACTTAAGCGTTGATAAAGGTGTTTAAAATCACTTACGCTTTTATACTTATTTAAACTAAAAAAGAGAGATAGGCATATACATTTATATCCCTATCTCTCTTCTTAATTGTCTAATAGTTAAAGTAGAATATACCTTAATTATATAGACTTTATATTTATTCTATCAATAAAATTTATATTTATTAACATAAAAGAAATACTTATTTTATACTTCTTCTACATATTTAGAACTTACATATCCTCTTTTCTTTCCGTGATTGGTGTTGTACTCTATGTAATACCATCCTTCTACCTGTTCTAATATACTCATATTTTCATTAGGATCTAAGCTCCCTATATTATCGTAATTAATTCCTGGACCTTTTCTTACAGTTAAAGATGTTCTAACATTTATAACTTTTCCCTTTCTATAAAATCTTTCTTTTTGTTCCCCTTCATATCTAACATAACCGTCACTTGGATTACCATCAGCACGATAAAAAGTTATACGTAACCATCCATTAGTTCTATACATTGGTGAAGCTTTGTAATTAGGTAATAATATTTCATCTGGTTCTTTTTTATTTACATCATCACTATTCCACCACACATAAGTATCACCATTATCGTTATGATATCCAAAGTGATAATCGAATGATATTCTATTATAGTTTTCAATATCTATATAAGCATGATACATTTTTTCACTACCTGGATATACTATCTCTATAAATTTAAGTGAAGGATATATTCCTAATACAAAAATCCTGTCTAAACTATCTATATATCTATTAGGAATTGGTTCACAATTTTTATTTAAAACTGATATTCTTCCCTCTCCAACTATAGTTGCATTTGTTTTTGTTTCTGAACTCTCATAAAATCCATCTAATGATACTGAAGATTGAGTTTGACTTGGAATATTATCTGTTTGAATATCTTTGTTACAAATTCCCTCAGCAATTAATTCACCTATTAAGTTAGATCCTTTAGCTTTATATATAGATACATCAGTTGTCGCTTCACAGAAACAAACTTCTATAATTACCGCAGGCATTGATGTTTTTCTTAATTCATATAATTTAGGATTTGTTTTTACCCCTCTATTTCTTAAACCTGTACCATTAGCAATTGAATTAACTATTCTTCTAGCATATACTTCAGCTTGTCCGCCAGCTCCACAAATCCATGTCCCAGTTCCTAATGCTCCATTATAACTATCATAAGCTTTATCAAAGTGTATTGAGATAAATAAATCTGCTCCCCACTCCTCCGCTTTATTAACTCCATATCTTAAGTCTGTATTAACATCACAATTACCTGGTGTTACATCAAGAACTTCATGTCCTTCTTTTCTTAAATTTAAAATTACAGAATCTTTTACCTTTCTATCTTCTATAGTTTCATCTATTAATGCACTTGCTCCTTTAGCTTGAAAATTATGTCCACCTCTTACTGCTATTTTCATATTAAATCAATCCTTTCTTTTAAAAATTTGTTATTATTAGCTCTCCGTATTCTTTTCTAGCACTTGCTTGATTAGATACAGAGTACATTACTTTTACTTCTTTTATATTAAAATCTTTGTACCATTCTCTTACTTTTGTATGGTCATTTATAGTTACTAAGAATTTTCCTTTTATATTTTTTAATTTATCTCTTAACAGTAAATGCTCTTTTTCACCAAACTCTGTTCCATACCCTGCTTTTTCAAAATATGGTGGATCACAAAAGAAGAAACTTCCTTCTCTATCGTATTTATCTATTATTTTTTCAAAGCTTAAATTTTCCACATAAGTATTTCTTAATCTATCTTTTATTTCACTTAAAACACCTTTGTAAAAAATTTGTGGTGCTGGTTTTTTAGCAGTTGCATATCCATAATGTGTTCCTTTACCTGCAAAACTTTGAGAAATTAGATATAAAAATCTAACAGCTCTTTGTATTTCTGTTAAATGCTCTAAAGTAACATTTTTATATTCTTCAAATATATCTCTTCCTGAAAATTCATATTCTAACATTCTTTCAACTTCAGGAGCATGATATTTTATCATCTTAAATAAATTAATAAGCTCTTTATCTACATCATTAATCACCTCAACCTTTGAAGGAGTTTTGCCAAAGAATACCCAACCTGCTCCAAAAAATAATTCTACGTAACAAGTATGTTCTTGAATATTTTCTATTATTGTTTTTCTTAGCTTTGATTTTCCTCCCATTCTTGTTATTGGTGGTTTCATCATTTTACTGTTTTTATCCTTAGTCATTTTTGTCATTCCTTTACTGTTAAATTTTATAAACTACTTATTTTTTAAATTTTCTATAATGTCTTTTTCAGATATATTTTCATATTTCATTAATTTAATAGAACATCTATCAGCTATTTCTTTAAATTTATCTCTTTCGCTCTCAACAACTTCTAATTGTTTTCTTAAATACTCATTTTCTTGTTTTAAAGCTTTAATATAATCTTCTCTATTTTCCATAATAGAAACCCTCCTTATTCTTATATTAAAGGCAATAAAAAAGACTATCTCTAGTCCTATCTATTGCCTTATATACTATTTAATTTCTTCTTTATCCTTTTTACTTACTCCATCTAAGCCTGGTGTAGTTGGATTGTTAAGTACGCCTAAGGCTACTCCTACTCCACATAAGGCATTAACTATATACATAACCTTATCTCCATCTACATTAAATCCTAGATTAGCAACTATCATTACAACAGCACTTGCTATCGCTACTATAGTTCCTGTATTCTTTAATCTTTCTAATATTTCTTTTGCTTTCATATTATTACATCCTTTCTATTTAAAAATATGATTTTGTATTGCATAAAAAAAGAAGCCTACTATAGAGCCTCCAAACATTGTTATAAATATCTTTAATATCATTATTAAAGTATCTATACTTTTTATTAAGTTTGTTATTTGAACTTCTTTTTTAGCGTCACTTTGTTCAAGTTTATCTAATCTATCAGCATGATTATTTAATCTTTTATCATGTGTTTTTAATTTATCTTCTACTAATTCTTCATGCATATCGCTTTCCTTTCTGCCTACATATATTTAGCTAAAATATTATTGTTTTTTAATTTCAACTTTCCATTTTCAACTTTGAAATTTTCTAAGTTATTAAGTAAATAATCATCTTTATCTACAACTATAAATTTATAATTGTAATCATCTTTTTCAGGTCCAAAGTAATCCATATTTTGAACGCCACCAGCATGAAGTTTTATATCTCCAGTTGATTGAGAATAAAATAAAGTTACTTTCTTTTCAAAGTTTTTAATAGAATTATCCATATATAAATCTCCTTTCTATGCTATTGCTATCAGCATTGCTGTAAGTGGTCTAAATTGTACATCTCCAGAATTACTTCCATTTTGAATTTTACATAACCCTTGTACTTCACAAACAACTAAGCCATTCTCTATATAATCCCTTGCTCCAGTACAATGTACATGAAATGGGAAAAAGTTACCTGAGGTACTATAGTAATACCCACGTAATGCAACTGTCCATTTTAAAGAACTTCTTCTTTTAGTAAATTCAGCTGGCAACTTTATATAAGCTTTACCAGGATTACCAACTGGTATATCGAATGATGTTACGTATGTTAATGCATGATATGCATGTCCAGTACCAGCGTTATACCATTCAAGTCCATCTTTACCTAAAGATGCATAAGTACCATCTTCAAAAGTCCCTTTGAATCCTAACCCATCCATTTGATAGTTAGCTGAATAAACTTCTCCCCCTTTTGGTGTCCACTTAACAGCTCCGACATCACCTTCATAAATCCCAACTTCACTAACATAAATCCAGCAAAATTCATCCCAATTAACACCGCTTTTCATTCCATTATGGTCGAAGCGTAACCAAACCCATTCATGGTTACCTGTATTAAATTTATATGTAAATGGTTTTTCTTCTGCTGCATTACTTTGTGAACCACCTTGAGCTGTTAATATACAAAGCGGCTGTGCATAATCACCATATTCAGTATTACTTAAAACAACAAAAGCATCCATTGATTGTACATTCTTTTCACAAATATAATGGAAGTTTATTGTATAAGTAGTATTCTTTTTAACTTTATAAGCTTTGTGAGTTTGTAAGTATCTTTCTGGATTGTTATATGCTGCTCTGTTTTTTATTGCACCAGTAATTCTGCCTTTGAATCCATATCCACTATAAGCACCAGCCCAAAATTCAGAACCATTATGAAGCCATCCACGATCTCCACCAAAAAAACTACCATTAGGAAGTATATTAGATACACTACTTCTTTGCTCTACAGTAAATTTAAATTTATCATTGCTTTGTTTAAACTCTGTAAATTGTTGATTAGTTACAGCACTAGCAACTTTTCCATCTAAAGTATTTATTCTACTTTCTGTATTAGAAACTCTATTAGTTATTCCATTTAGATTAGTTTCTAAAGAAACAACTTTACTACTAACATTGTTTACTTCTTGCTTACTAGCCTTACCATTAAGGTTACTTTCTAAAGTTTGTGTTTTACTTTCTGTAGCACTTACTCTTTGTGTAATTCCATCTAAATTAGCTTTAATAGTTGCAACTCTATTGTTAACTTCTGTAACCTCTTGTTTAGATGCTTTTCCACCTAATGTAGTTTCTATAGAATGTGTTTTACTTTCAGTAGAACTTACTCGTTGAGTAATACTATCTAAATTAGTTTCTATTGTTGCAACTTTATTTTTAGCTGTTGACATTTCAGTTTTTAATACATTAACTGATTCATCATTTTCAGTTATATCAAAAACTGTTGCATAAGCTAAATGCCAAACTATAGGATTGCTAGTTGATGGAGTTATCCCACCATCTAAAGCAAAGAAACTGGTACTAGAAAAATTCCCTGCATCACCACATTTTAATAAATGTATATACTCTTCCCACTTACCTGTTCCATTTACTGACGTTAACCATTTAGAACTTCCATTATTACCTGTTGCATTTGAATACCACCCTATTCTTAATCCAACTGGAATTTTAGCAATAATTTTCGTTACAAAGATTGCATTAGCTCTAGTCATATTTCCAAAATAAAAGCCTCCATAGTTAGGACTTGCACTTCCAACAGTTTTTACTTCTATACAATATTGAGAATCAGTCGGACATCCATTTATTTTAGAAATTCTTGAAGTCGTTACTGTACCATTTCCATTATTATTATAAGTTTTAATGTTATTAGAACTATTCTTAAATGTAGGATCACTAAATAACATTTTCCCTAGGCTCATGGCACTAGCTAAATCTTTAGCGTTATTAGCTAAATTATCTACAACATTTATCTTATTAATTAACTCAGTTTTTGTTTTATCTATATCTGATTGTTCAACTTTAAGAGCAATCTTATTTTTTAATATATCAATATTACTTTCTACATTATGAACCTTCGTATTAACAACATTGATTTCTGTATTAGTATAGCCCTTAGCATTATTTAGAGCCTCATTTGCTTTACTAGCTGCAATACTATCCGCATGACTATTAGCACTATTTATAGCTTCTTGTTTAGTTGTATTAGCTTTATTAGTTGCTATATCTGTAGCAAAACTTTTAGCTGCATTCAAATTAGAATTTATCTTACTTGTTAAATCTCTATTTATATTACTTACATTTGTAGTAATACTTTGAGTTGTAGAGTTTAAATCTTGTACACTAGCTTTTATACTGTTATTTTCTTGTGTAAATTTACTTTCTACTGTAGTTATTTTATCTGTTACTGTTTTAATATTATCTACTATTAATTGGTTTGTATCTTCTGGAGCTGGTGTCCAATCAGTTGGTTTGTTTCCCTTTTCTAACTTTGCCCATTCTATAAAAACTTTACCGTTCCTATCTCCCCCATTAGGAAATAAATAAGTCATAAATTTATAAACACCTGTTTTTTTAGGTTTAAACAAAGCGTGTTTAGTTTGATTTAATCCTACAGAAGAAATATCTATTGAAACACACCCATACTTCCATGTATCTTCATATATGAAACAAGTTAATGTTTTTTTATTATCTGCTGCAACTTGATCTATATGACCTTTAATTGAAAAGCAATACGTTTCTCCTTCTTCAAGGTTTACGGTTAATTCTCTAGGAAAAGCACCATAAGCACTCGTTTCATCATTTATATATGAATTTTTAATCAAGTTTCTTCCACCGAAGTTAACCTTTTGAATAGATTTATCAATATCACTTTGACCAACCTTTAACTCTATTTGTTTTTTCAAAACATTTATTTCTGATGTAGCTTTGTTTAAATGAGAATTTACTGTTGTTATTTCTGCATTAACAAATGTCTTAGCACTATTTAAAGCTTCTGAAGCTTTATTGTCAGCATGGCTATTAGCACTACTTATAGCTTCTTGTTTCTTTAACTCTGCTACTCTATTAGCTTCATTTATTGCATCTTGTTTTGCCTTATCTGCTTTAGAAATTGCTGTATTAAGGTTTTCTTGAGCTTGTTGGATTCTTTTTCTTTCCTCTTCTGTAATCTTACCATCAGCATTAGCTATTGCATTGGCTTGTGCTAAATTAGCTTTTGCTGTAGCAACTTCATCCGCATACTTTTTAGCTAAGTTAGATTTTTCTAATGCTAAATTTTCAGCTGCTTTAATTGCTTCTTGTTTTTTAGAATCAGAATAACTTTTAGCATTATTTAATGCATTATTAGCTTTAGCCTGAGAGCCTTGAGTATCTTCTATCTGTTCCCAACTACTCCATGTATTTAAATCAGTTCCATGCCTTTGATAAACAGGAGATGAATTACTTCTAAATACTTGAGTTGGATATCCACCACTTGCGTTATTCCATGGCACTGTAGTTTCTAGTGTTCCATACCATGAACCTCCATTAGGTACTCCAATGACATTAGCATATTTAAATTCTGTAATTGTTTGAAATGCATAATGTTGCATATACCAGCCTGGATTTTCATTATTGCTCCTTGTATCTGGAATACTTCTAGCTCCAATTATCGCCTGCTCTTTAGCTCTATTAATATTATTATTTATTGTTTGCGTTGATTGAGTAAAAGTAGAAGAATCAACCTTTAAGTTAATTGAATCTTTAAGTTGATTAATAACACTACCTTGATTACTTACAGTTTTATTAATACCATCTGTTGTACTCTTTAATGTGTCCAACTTAGAAGTTAGCCCGCCTAAACCAGCCTTTAATTCATGTGTTTCACCTTCTACAGATGTTATTTTCCCATCAATAACAGTTTTATTATTAGCTACAGTTTGAGATAATCCACTTAAATTTTGCTCTAATGTATTAGTTTTAGCTACTAATGTTTTATTATTTTTATCTACTGTACTAGATACAGATGATAAACTACTTGAAACACTATCTATACTAGCTTTTAATTCAGCATTTTTACTCTCTAATATAGTTTTATTATTTTCTATAACTTTTTTAGTATCAGTAACAGTTTGAGTTAATCCACTTAGATTCTTTTCTAATGTATTAGCTTTAACTTCAACGCTAGTTATTTTTCCAGTAGCCGAATCTATAAGTGTTTTTTGTTGGCCAACAGTATTTTTCAAAGAATCTACAGTAACAACTGTTCTATTATAATTATCTTCTAAAGTCCTTTGTTTTCCTTCTAATACTTTAGAATTTTCTATAGATGCACTTAATTTTCCTTGAACTACATTAATTGCTATTGAGTTGCTTTCAGTAATTTTTTTATTAGCTTCTAATGAAGTATTTAAATTATTAAATGCAATATCTAAAGTTCCTTTTTCTGAATCAATAGTAACTTTATTAGCTGTTAATAGTGTGCTACCTTCATTTATAGCTGTTACTACACTACTTATATTAATTTTACTAGCTTCTATATTTGCATTAGGTGAAACTTTATTATTATCTATTGCTCCATTTTCTATTGCTAATCCTGATATAGATCCGTCTTTTAATAATTGTCCATTAATCTTACCTACTGTTAAATTATCAGCATTAAGATTAACTACATTTATTTTAGCAGCATCAATTGTTCCAGCTGTTATTTTAGAAGCACTAACACTAGAAATCATTAAATTTGTTATAAATCCATTGGCTATTGTTAGCTTATCAGATGTAATTCCACCAGCTTGTATATTTTCAGAACTTAAATTACCATTTAGCAATGTTTTTATATTAGCTGTTTCAGCTTGTATTTTATTAATATTTGCATTTGTAACATTTAAATCTTTTATATTAGCTTTATCAGCTATTAAGTTATTTGTTTTAGTTTCTAAAGCTTCTAATTGAGCTATAGTAGCCTTTTTAATCAACGCCTCAGAGATAGTTGCATTTAAAGCATTCAAGTCATTAATACTAGCTTTTTGAGATAAAAGATTATCTATACTAGCTGTTTTAGCTTCTAACACTCCGATTTTAGCTGTTGCTGAATTTAAATCTACAATATTAGCTTTTAGAGTATCAAGCTTACTTATTTCTGCACTAACTGCATTAAGTTGAGTTATATTAGCTTTAGTAGCTTCTAATGTACCTATCTTAGCATTAACAGCATGTAAATCTTGTATGTCCGCTTTATTAGCTTGTAGATTATCTATACTAGCATTAATCGCTTTAAGATTTACAACTTCAATTACATTTGCTTTAAAATCCTCTATTTGTTTTACTTGTATAGAATCTATTGTACTTCCATCTACAGTACCATTATCTGTTGTAATATTATTTACTGTATCTGTAGTTTCCTGATTTTCTTGTTGTATATCCTCGAACTTTAAAATAGCATTTGCTAATTCTACAGTATCTCGTGAATGATCTTGCGGATATTCTACAGTTTTAACTATTCTTTGTTTATCTCTTACTTTATTACTTTTAGATAAAAGAGTAATAGTATCTCCTAAAGAATAATCTAAAATAGACTTATACTTTGGATTTAACTCAGCTAAATTTAAAACACTAGCATTATAAGAAGTAAAAGGCTTAGATATTTCTTCTAGTTTAGCCCTGGCATCTTTTAAAAGACTTTCTTTTACGGTGTACCTTTCATCCTTCCAATAAATTGTTTTAATCTTTTTTGAATATTGAAAGTTTTCAACATAGTTTTTACCACCATTAATATCTTCAAAAGTTAAATTATCTTTCCCCTCTGCAATTATTCGAGTAGCAAATTTATAAGAATCACTCTGAACTTGTAGAGCTGTAAGATTTAAACTATCTATAAAGTAGGCTCCCTTATCTTCCCCAAGCTTTTCATATATTTCAATCTTCTTTTCCAATGTATTAAAAACTATATCTACTCTATAAGTTTTCTTAATCTCTTTAACTATTTCTAACGCATTTTTATTAGTACACCTAACAGTTCTCTTTTTCTTTAATGTATTATCATTTACTGTCCATCCAGTTCCTACTATAGCGAGATTAATAGCATTAGTTATTGTTTGCTCTACACTTTCAAATCTATCAAATATATTAGCTTCAAGTTCTTCTAAATTAAGAACACAATCAAACCTAGTATAATCTACTCCTATATCTCTTGATTTAATAACAAATTCATCTTCTTTAGTTCTTATATAATTTTCTTCAATTATATTTTCATAAAATTTATCTTCTTTCGCATAAGAAAAAGAGAGCGTTTTATCTCCACTCTCTAATATGCTTTCTATGCTTAAATCTTTAAGATTTTGTAGTAATGCAATTATTTTTTTATTTTGCCCTAATAACTTTAAACCAAGATAACTTTTTTCTTTTTTAGATTCTTTAGTGTTATTTACGTACGTAAAACTTCTATCACTTCCAGCACCAAAGCGTGTAAGAAATCCCATATCATTTCTTATAGTAAGAAAATCTAAAGCTATTTCATTTACTGTTCCAGTTGCATTTTTTATTGCACTTGAACCATATCTATAACTACAGTTAGAACACGTTGTACTTATATGAGCTATATTATCTTTATAAACAATATTATCTGCATGGACATGACCAAATAAACAGCAAACTATAGTTCCTTTCTTATTGTAGTCTACACTTACATTATACTTAAAATCTCCAGTATTATTAGAGCTTGAATAACTTGTTCCTGTGGTATAGGCCTTCATTATTCCAAGCATAGCTTCTGAGTTGCGAATAGCCAAATCAAACCCTTCTACACTTTCTATTAGAGGAGTATGACTACAAAATATAATTTTATAATCTGTATTTAAAGCTGTATGAGCTACCCAATTTAATTGTTCATTAGAAAAAGCATAATCCCATTGCCCTTTATATTTCATGCTAATATCATATTCTGGAATATCTTCACTATTAAGTACAATTAATCTTATTTTATGTTCATGAAAATCTTTATAATAATATAGGCCATTACCAAAAGTAACATCTTGCATATCAGAAAACATTAATTTTTTCATTTCTTCATGAGTTATTACTTTTGAGAAATCTTTATAATTTGAGTTATCATCATGATTACCTAAGGTAATAAATAAATTACTTCTATCTTCAAATCTATCTTTAAAGTTTTTAAGTCTTTTTATTACCTCTTCTTTATTTTCATGATTATTGATATAATCTCCACCTGTTAGGATGTAATTTATATTTTTTCTTTTATTAACTTCTTCTATAACTTTTATACTATTTAACCATTTATAAGTAGTAGTTTCTGCATTATGAACATCAGTTACAAAAGGAATTGAAAAATAAGCTCCAAATTCATCTACTTTATTTAATTTTTTTAATTTTAATTCTGTATTTTCTCTTAAAAAGTTTGGAACTGTCATAATATACCCACCTTATTTCAAATCTACAGTTAATCCTCCATCTGCTAATTTAGTTACATAAACTTCAGCTCCAGCTACAGCTACCTTTTTAAGTATTTCACCTTTAGAAACTACAGTAATTACATAATTACCTTCCTCAAATGTTGGTTTAACTTCTTCTTGCTTATTAACTTCTTCTTGCTTATTAACTTCTTTGTAGTCAACATCAACTACCTTTTCCTTATTCTTTTGAAATTTTCTATTATTTTTATTTGCCATAATTTAAACCTTCTTTCTTAAAAATTTTTAAACTTTAAATATAAAAAGAGCTTACATTTTGTAAGCTCTTATACTAAAATACAAAACAATTTAAGCCTTTTCCTACTTGTGTAGCTTTTTCTCTAAATTTTATAACTTCTGCTTGAACAAGTTGAGAGTTTGCTAAAAATAAATCCATATTAGTTACATAAGTTTGAATGTTAGCAACAGTATTTTGAGTTAAACTACAACTCATTGTTAATACTGTTTGTTTCATTCCATCTTTTTCAATCTCTACTGTTCCATTAAGATTCGTAGATTCTGTTATTGTGCTTGTTACTTTTACATTTTCTTCTGACATTTTAATTCCTTCTTTCTTTTAATTTTTATAAATAGCGTGGCTCATATTTTATTACCACATCACAACTATTTTTACTTAAAATAATTTCATTGTTTCCTGGCATTAAAAAAGGAAACTCCCACAAGTCAGTATCATCAAACTTATTAATACCTTCTTCTAAAACAGTTCCCTCTTTACCATCTATTATTATTTTTTTACCTTGTTTTAAATTTTTAATTATTATAGGGTCATTGGCCAAACCATCTAATCTTAAATCTACTAATGATATACTTGGAGTAATTTCAACTATAGCATTAGTCTTATAAGTACCTAATACATTTATTGTTTTAGTATTTACTCCATTCAAACTTTCAATTATTTCACTTCCAAAAGCCTTACATTCAAATTCAATATTTAAATATAACCATTCATCTAATTCAGTATCTTCTATAGAAGAATCTCTAATTTTTCCCTTAAAATAATTACTTAAATTTTTAAATTTTATTGTTGCTTCATCTAAAAATAATTCATTAAATTTTGATATATTTTCATAAATTTCATCTCTTGTTTTACCCTCAAATAAAATTTTTATAGTAATACTCTTTGAGATTTCATCTTTATCTATTTTAGAAGGTTGTATTAACTTTTTACTAACAGTAGCATTAAACTTTTTTATATCTATTCCATTAGCGAACATCTTTTACCTCTTTCTGCTCTTTACAGCTAATTGATTTGAAACTACATCTACAAGTTCTCTATTACCTACTTTAACATTATTCTCTAATGTTAATTTTTCAAAAGCTAACATTATACCTGAAACTAATTTATCAGTTAATTCTTCTAATTTAGATTCAGCATTAAAATTATTGTTTATATTAGAATTTTGAATATAATTGTTATTTATATTATTTATTAAATTCTGACTTTCAAGGCTATTTCGTGAAAAATAACTACCACTAGATATTACATCTCTCAACATGTTAACCGACTTACTGTGTGGAATAATTTTTTCTCCACCACTAAATCTCCTAAACTCAGGACCACTTAAACCGACTAAAGTCATTTTATTTCCTTTAGTAGCTATCTCAAATCCCTCTTCACCTACTAAGTGTGTTCCTGATGGTGCGTTATTAGTACCTTTAGCAAATCCTAACCATTTACCAACTTGCTCTATTTTAGTTTGAATCCATCCTGTTACAGTGAAACTTTTTCCATCTAAATTATTAACTTTATTTTGTACTTCATTTAAATTACTTATAGCACCTGAAGTATTTGCTTTAACATTAATAGGTGTTCCATTTAAATTTAGTACACCTTCTCTAGTTCCATCTGCATTAGTCTTTACATCCTGTAAAGAAGCTATAATGTTCCCATTAGCATCTACAATCTGTCCTGATGCATTTATTGTAGTTCCACTCATATCATTTAGAGCTCTATTAACATCAACAGCTGATACTTTATGTTGTTTAGCCATTTCTTTAACTTCATTTGAAATAGCAGCGGTATATCCACCGACATTATTATGAAATGAATCATAAACCCCTGTTATTTCTCCTGTTTTCTGGTCTACTGTAACCGAAACTGCTTCCCATGCTCCAGTTGTAATATTTACCATAATATAATTACCTGATTCGGTTATATTCTTTAATCCTTCGTATTGAGCTGTTAACTTGCTAAGCATTTCTTGTGATTTTTTATCTTCTCCACTAAGTATTTCTCCATTAAACTTATTTATTTGAGCTAAAATTTCAGGATTTTTCTCACCTAAAGTTTTTAGGTAACCTTCATATAACTCATCATTAATTTTAAGTTTTTGCTCTCTTTCAGCTGTTAATGAATCTATTTGCTCCTGAATTGCTGTTCTTTCTATGTCATTAGCTTGACTTAAATTTTCTTTTAACATTGCTATTTTAGTGTCATAAGAGCTTTTTATTTTTACATATTCATCATCTCTTATTTTAGCTTTTTCTTCTACAAGTTTAGATGCATCTTCAAGACTTATACTTCTTAATCTATTTTCAAATTCATTTTGAGCATATAATATTTCTTCTTGTGTTTTTCCTATAGATTGTAATTCAATTTGAGCTATTCTATCTCTTTTTTCTTTTATAAGATTAACTTCTTCCTCACTTAAACCTCTCTTGTCTTCTAGTGCTTTTTGTTCTATTTCAAATATCTCATTTTTTAGCTGTGTAACTTCATCAATATTTGTTTTTGATATTCTTTCAAGTGATTCTAAAACAGCCTTTTCATTTTCACTTAATACATCATCTCTTAGAAAAAACTCTTTCATGGCACTATTAGATTCTTCTTGTTTAGCTTTTATAGCATTTATAGCACTATCACACATATCATTAACACGACTTTCCAAAGCTTCAGAATCTTCTTTTGTAATAACACCATCAACATTTACTTCTGTTAATTTCATATTAAATTCATGTACTTTACCTGTAATTTCAATAACCCTATCTTGAAACTCTTTACTTATATTTTTTGAAAAATCCTTATAAACTAATCCCATTTGAATTAACTCATCCTTAGATTTTGCATTAACACCAGTAAATTTAGCAACTGCTTTTTCCAACCAACTCATTTGATCTGTAGTATATAATATATTCTTATTCATTAATTCACTATGCGTTTTATATGCTATTACTCCAGCTGTTAAAGCTGCTATAGACCCAGCAACAGCTAATGTAACTGGATTTAATAATCCCATTCCATTTGTCAATAATCCTACACCTTTAGTAGCTGAATTAGCTGTTTTACCAACTTCAAGCATTTTTTCTGCATTTTCTGCTGATTTTTTAGCAAGTTTTCCATAAACACCAACTAAACTTCCCGCTCCTTGGACTACTCCACCAAGCATTTTAGTTGTTGCTCCACCAGCAAACGTAAATAAACCAAATTTAATTATTGCTTGTTGAGTTTCTGTATCTAAACTTCCAAACCATTCTATAAGTTTACTTAATTCCTCTATAAAATCATTTATATGTGGTACTAAATGTTCTCCTACTTGTATTCCTAATCCCTCTAACTGACTTTTCAATTTAGTTATATTTCCATATGCATTATTTTGCATAGTATGAGCCATTTCATTTAAAGCCCCATTAGAATCAGTTATTGATTTATGCAATGTTCCATATTCTTCATTAGTACCAGCTAGTAAGGCATTTAAAGTATCTATTTGAGTTTTTCCACCTATCATAGCAAGATAAGTATTTCTTTGTTCTTCAGTACATTTACTTAACTTAGTATTTAATTCTTTTAATACTACATTAATTCCTTTAAAATTACCTTTACTATCAAATGCATTTAATCCTAACTTTTTCATAGCTTTACCAGCTTGGCCAGCTCCACTTGTTAAGTTAACTAATACAGAGTTAAGTGCAACACCAGCCTCACTTCCTTTAAGACCTCTATTCGCTAATACCCCTATATAAGTAGCACTTTCTTCTAATGGAACTTTTAAGTTTTTCATAGTTCCACCACAAGCAATATATGCTTCCATCATCATATCAGCTGTAGTATTAGATTTCCTTTGAGCCTGGGCACAAATATCTAAATATCTAGTTAAATCACTAACTTGTAATCCTAAAGCTGATAATGAATCTGTTGTTAAGTCTGATGCCCTTCCTAAATCTAAATTACCTGCTTCTGATAATCTTAGAACTGGTTCTATACCTTCTAGCATTTGTTGAGTATTCCAACCTGCAAGAGCCATATATGACATACCATCTGCTGCATCCTTTGCACTCTTAGAAGTGTTTTTCCCCATTTCTTTAGCCTTATCTGATAATTTTATTAAATCATCCCCAGTAGCTCCTGAAATAGCTTGAACATTACTCATTGCAGCTTCAAAGTTCATAGTAGCTTTTAATGCATATCCAGTAAATGCTACTACTGGAGCTGTTGCTTTCATTAAATTACCGCCAACTGTAGACATTCCTTGGCCAAAACTTTTCATATTAGAGCTTACTTTTTCAGCTCTATTCGCTATTTCTTCCATCTTTTGTTTATATTCAGTTAATGGTACTTGTTGAATAGCAACTTTATTATTACTTAGTTCTTTATTTAGTAACTTTAATTCATTTTCAGTCTTATTTATCTCTTTATTAGCTGAATCTAACTTAGATTGATATAAAGTTAATTCTTTTTCAGCTTTTTCAATAGCTTTAGTGTTATCACCCTCGGCATTTTTTAAGTTTTCAAGTTCTTTCTTTTTCTCCCTTACTTTTTCTGCCGATTCTTGCATTATTTTTTTCTGTTGTTCAAGCTTAGTCTTACTTATATCATATTTTTCTTGTAAATAAGTTTGTTTAGCCTTTAACTGATCTAATGCACTTCCATATTCTTTAGTTACTGATGATACACTTTTATATTCTTCTTCTAAATTTTTAAGCTTACTATTTAATTCTTCTATAGGAACATTTTTAAGTTTATCTCCAGTTTCAGAAATTTCAGTTTTTAAACTTTTCATTTCAGTTTCTGTCAATGATATTTCTTTAGTAGCATTATTTAATTGAGTTTTATAAGTTTCTAGTTGCTTTTCGGCCTTTTCTATAGCTTTAGTATTATCTCCTTCAGCACTTTTTAACTTTTCTAACTCCTCTTTCTTCTTTTGAATACGTTCCTTAGATTCTTTTACTTTATTGTTATATACTTCTAACTTTGTCTTTTGTACATCATACTTTTTTTCTAAAGTATTTAATTTAGTTTTTAATCCTTCCTGACTTTTTTCAAAATCTTTACTTCCCTTAGCTGTAGCTTTGTATTCTTTATCCAAGAACCTTAACTCTCTATTTAAAGCTTGTATCTGCTTACTAGCTCCTTTATCTTGTACTCCTAGTTACGTCAAAGCGTAACGAGTAATTGCTCGTCAGCCACGTTACCACCCCCTTTAATCTAAAACTTTTAACCTTACTTCTTCACCTTTAATTTCATGTGAATTATTATTGCTATTACTTCTTATATTTTTTCTATTAATAAATTCACTGTGAACTTCTATTTGCTTAAAAATTTTAGCCGGTGTAGCTTCCCAAAACTCTTTTTCACTTTTTCCTAATATAGTAGTGTAACAATAGTACAGCCAATCTAAATCAATGTCCTCTTTACTATTGTTACTTTTTACTTTTTTTCAATTGTGCTTATAGGCAATGACATATTTATATAATCAATAGCATTTAATCTTAAAACCGCTAGAGCAAATAATAAATTTCCATTTTCAATAAAATCTTTTCCGAGTGGTTCTTCAGGATCAGATTTTTTTCTCAATGTTGATGCAATAAAATTAATTGCTTCTACATCATCAAAAAGTTGTAATTTTAAAAATCCCTCTGCAAAACTCACATTACTTAGTTCTTGATATACTGCTATACTTTTCATATCAAACATCATGATGTATTCTTCGCCTTCAACAGTAATATCAAGTTTCTTTTTCAATAAGCTCATATAACTCCTCCTTGTAATAAAAAAAGAGCATCTAAGATGCTCTTTCCTATGCTACTTCTTCACTAAGATATCTAACCTTTTCAAAGAACTTTTGTAATTTATTTTGATCTACATCACTTTCAGCTGAATCAATTCTAAAATCAATAGCTCCTTCAACATGTTCATTGGTAAATGGAATTGCTTTGCCAGTTAATGTTATATTAGTAAACTCTATATTATCTGAAGCACTTGTTTTAGCTGAATTTTCATCCCTAGAAAGTTTTACATTATAAAAAACAGTATTAACATAACTATTGTCACTATAAGTTTCTTGGAATAATAGTGCAAGTGGTATTGGATTGTCACCAGTTCCTGTTTCCATCCCTCCCTTAGAATATTTTTTACCTAATATTTTCGCTACAGTTTTTGTTGGAACATTCAAGAAAGTTAAAGTAAAATCTGCTCCTGTTGGTTTCTTTTTATATATTTTTGTTTCATTATCAGCATCAGCTTTTCCTTCAGCATAAGTGTATTGATATGATAACTCAACTAATCCCTCTAATTTTTCAGGAGTTTCAAAATCTGTTCCTCCTTCATTCATTGGAGCAAACATACACTTTTTACATCCTTCTTTTACTCTTTCATTCATTATTTATCACTTTCCTTTCTATCTATACGAATCCTTTGAATTTTATAGCTGTATTATAAAATCCATTTTGTAATTTAAAAGGGACTTGGACTTGTCCCCCTTTAAATCCTGCTTCTAACATAGCTTTTCTTACAGTTTCATTTCTAAAATCTATTCTTTTATTAGAATAAACATTTAATAGTATTGTATATTCTCTTATTCTTTCTTTATTATCTGCAAAGACAATACCATTGGAAAAATAATTATATACAACACATTCTTCATCTGAATCTCTTTCCAAATAAGAATTTTTAAATCCTATATTGTCTAAAACATTTTTAATTTTTTCATTCATAGTATCACCTTAAAGCATTTCTAACTTCTTGCCTTAATTTTTCTTTAAGTTGCTTTTGTATTTCTTTTCCTGAGCTCTTAACAGTTTCGTCAAACCAAAATTGATGTTTATTTATATAAATATCACCATTAAAATTTAGCCCCTTATCAAAATAACCCCAGTTTTGAAACCAGAGTGATTTCCATAAATCAAAAGGGGCATTATCTTTACTAAAACCAACATCAATAAAGCAACTTAATCCATATACTCTTTTTTCACCTTTTCCAACATACATATAGCTTGTATTAGAAAATGTTTTTGCCTTATCTGATATTTTCTTTTCTAATTCTTCAGCTGCCTCTTCAACAACTTTTTCTTTTTCAATATGTGATAAATTATCTAAATTTTTTAATATGTTATTAATACCTTTGATTTCTAATCCCATTACTTAACATACTCCGTTTTAATTTCTAAATAAACATTCATTTCTTCAATGTTATTTGCATAGATAATATTATAAATTTTATTTTTATATAAAACTTTATCATCTTCAGTTATTTCTATACTTTTAGGAAACCTAATGTAAAAAGTTTTAGCTATTTTAATTCCTTTACCATTAGCAAGTTCAAATTCTTCTCCTCTTACATTAAGAATCTTAGCTTTTGTTTTTAAAACTGTTTTTAGCTCCGTAATTGGTCTATTATCTTCATCTCTCCCTGGAACTTCTCTTTGAATTGCAATAGGATGTCTAATCTCTGCACTTTTTATTTTAAAATTCATGGCTTACTCCTAAACATTTCTTTTATAAGCATAGAATTTATTGAAGTTTTCATGTAAGTTTTATTATTTTCAAATAGTTCTTTATTATCATAAAAATGCTGTATGAAAGTTAACATTATTAATTTTTGTCTTGATGTTAATTTATTTTCATCAAAATTCGGTATTAATTCTTTTAACTCTTCCACTACAGCATCTTTAACTATTTTTATATAATTTTTATCTTCTTCATATGCTCCAACCAATTCAATGATTTCTTCTAATTCCATAAAATCACCTAGAAACATTTATCTTTAAACTAATTTAGTAATGTCAACTAATAAAATCTTTACAGCTTCTTTATCTACTAATTGTCCATCAAATCTAAATACACCTTTAAGCTCTGTATTATTTTTTCTCCATGAATCTCCACCTATTCTAGTAGATTCAATAGACATTTTCTTTCTATCATAAAGAGTATATAGAGCTTTAAGATCACCTATTATAAATGGAACTCTTGTTACACTATCATCTGTAACATTTTTTAAGAATTTTGAAGGAACCTTGACAGTATTTTTACCATCAAAAACTAACTTCCCTGGCTTTGTTACATCAGGCTTTAAATATGGTGTTCCATTCTTATCTGTCATTCCATCTAAGAAATCATATCCATCAGCATTAGTAAATATATTGATATTATCACTTGCTAAGTCCTCTAAATCTTTATTAAATACAGTTTTAAATGTCTTTAAAGTTGGTGTTTCATCTATTTTTTCAACACAATCTTTTAATGCACCACTTACTTTAGTAGCTTCTGTAAGAATACCAACAGCACTTTTATTACCTGTTCCATTAAATACTTGATAGTTATATGTGTTAAGCTCATTTTTAGCCATCCATCTTTCTACAAAATCAAGTATAGCTTCTGGACTATCTTCTAATAAATCATTTGTCATAGGGATATATCCTGCATAATCTCTTATAGAATACTCAATATCTCCAAAAGTTGGTTCATGTAGTGCTTGTATTTCATTTCCTTCATCTACTGATGCAAACCCTTGAGCCTCTGGTTCATTTTCCTCTATTGGTCTTGATCCTTTATTAGTTCCAACTGGTTCAACATTTAAATATGGTCTTATATCAAATTGATTTCTTTGAAGTTCTATAATTTTAGTTTGTATATCTTGTGGTACTAAAACCCCACCTTTATTTTTTTCACCTTCAACCATTAGATTTTTAACTTCTTCTTGCTCTTCTGAAGATAATTTCTCTCCAACTAAAGCCTTAGCAACTGCTATACCTATATTTACAACTTCATCATCTTCATTAACTTCATTTACTGGTGTTGGATCAACTTTATTTTTTTCTAATTCAATTTTAGCCTTAATAGTTTTTATTTTATTTACGCAGGCTTTTATTTCCTCTAAATTTTCAGAGTTTTCTAATTGCTCTGCTTCCTTTTGAGCTTCTTCTAATTGATTCATTAAATCTTCTAATCTGTTCATTTTATCCCTCCAAAATAAAAAAACTAAGATATTTCTAATCTTAGCTTTGCTTTCATTAACTCTAATTCTTTTTTCTTTAATTTTTCCTTTTCTAAAAGTTCATCATTAGTATTATTGATTTCATTCTTTATTAGCTCTTTTGGTACATGCTTATAACAACTAAAATCAAAATTACTACATGCAGCAATATTAACTTCATCTGCAACTTTAACATTTTTAAAATATTTAGCTGCTTCTTCTCCATTTAGCCAAGTTTCATCCTGGACCATTTGTTTAATAATGTCTTTATCTTCACTATTAATCAAATTTTCTTCATATATACTTAACACACCTACTTCAATGCTATCTAACATTTCTATAGCTTTTTGTAAATCAAGGGCATTTCCAGCTACCCCAACTACAGGTTTGTGAATCATTAGAAAAGCATTTTTAGGAATTATTACTTCATCACCAGCCATAGCGATTATACTTGCTGCACTTGCTGCGGAACCATCAACATATATCTTTTTATGTGCTAAATGATTTTTAAGTAAATTATACATAGTTACTCCAGCAAATAAAACTCCCCCTGGAGAGTTAATATGAATAACTAGATTTTTAACATCTTTTAAATCTTGTAATGTCTTTATAAAATCTCTTAAACAATTTTCATTGTTCACTTCATCATCTTTACACCAAGGCTTTTCAGTTTGTATCTGGCCAACTATATAAATTTCTGCACTATCCTCTGTTTGATTTTTCACTTCAAAAAAACTACTCATTTTTTACACCCCCTTTCTCGTATATTCTTTTAGATTTATTTAATTGATATTCATTCATTATCTCTAAATCAACATAATTTAAACTTCTATAATGTCTATCTCCTATATCACCAATTGATTCTTCCTCTTCTAAAGATAAACATTTATTTAATGAATAAATACCACTATCCAACATTTTAGTGTAAAAATCTGCTCTTGATAAATCATCAGCTCTCATTGCTACAGCCATATTAAACTTGCAATAATAACCTTTTTGTTTTTCAGTAGTATAATAATATTTATATGAGATTTCTTCCTCCCAATCTGTTATGAGTGGTTGAATTGTAGTTGTAACAAAGTCCATAGCTTGTGATTGGACATTATTAAACTTTGCTCCATCCATTATTCCCACCATATATGGTGGAACATTAAAGAATCTAGCTATTTCTTCAACACTAAATTTATTCAAGCTAAGGAATTGAGCATCTTCAAAACTCATAGATATATCTTTATACTCTAATCCAGCATCTAAAACTGGTATTTCGTAAGCTTTTTCTATTCCAGTATTAGCATCTTTCCAAGCTTTTTTTATATTATCCTTTGATTCTTTTCCTAATGCTGCTGGATGTGTTAAAAATCCTTTTGCTAAAGTACCATTTTCATAGTATTTAGATAAAAGTTTATTACTAGCTTTATTATTTGATATAGTTTCCCTTGCAATTTGAATTTTACTTTTACCTAATATTCCATCTGTACTTATTTCTTTAAAGTGCATAATTTCATCATCAGTATAAGTTTCTATTCTTTTAGTTATTGGATTACTATAATCATAATTTAGGCTTCCATCACTCATAAGCTTAACTTTAACTAGCCATGGTTCTAATCTTTTTAAACTTTTTCTTTTTTTAGTTATTAACACATAAGAATTTCCCCATAAATCAACATCCAAGGACATCATTTTTTTAAGTTGAGATGGTGTAGTTAATCTGTTTGGTCTAGTTTCTAAAAGATATGATGCTTCATCATTAACTCTTTTTTTGCCACCATTTCCACATTTCATAAATGTTTGTAAAGGCATCTTACTTATAGTCCCTGCTCTTATTAATACACATTTAAATACTGTGCTTAAATTTAATGCAAGTTCTGGTGTTACCGATATACCATTAGTCGATATACCTCCTAATAAATCAACAAACCATCTTTCAGGAGTGCTTAAATTACTTGGTTTCTTTTCTGCCTTATTAAATACCTTTTCAAAAATAATTTCACCCCCTTTCAAATTAATTTAATTCTTTTAACTTCTTATCTTACTTAAAGTAGCACCTAAAAGAATTAAAACTATGCTTAAACTTAAACTTCCTGCAAATACAGAAACATATTTAAACATAGTTATAATAAACAATCCTATTCCACCTAATATTAAAATATCTTGTGCCTTTTCAAAAATTATACAACCTAAATATTTAATTATATTAGCCATAATTCCTCCCTCTACATAGAATAATCGCTTCCAAATGCATCATTAGGATTACCACCTAATTGTTCCTGTTGTAATAAATAAACTGCTATTATTAAACTTACAACCATATCAACTTTACCAGCTGATTTCTTTTTATTAACATATTTATTTTTATTAGTATCTTCTGTACATCTAGCATTTTGAAAGTTTATTTCTAAAAGCCTATTTTTATCATATCTAAAAGTTCTATGTAAAATATACTCTTTTAAAAGTTTAGTAGCTCCATGAAGTACCATACTATGTTGTTTTACTTCTACTGTTTCAAATCCTGCTCTTTCTAACTTTTGTGCTGTAGATAAACAGTTACTTCTATCATAGCCTATCTGCAAAATTTCAACGCCATAAGCTAAAGGTAAATTAATTATAAATTCTTCAACTGCTCCATAATCTATAGCATCATCTCCGCAACCAAAGCAAACTTTCTCCTTATCAATCATTTTTTTATAATCTAATTTTTCTTTATTTGATTTTATTTCAATTTTATCATTAGGAATGAACGCCCAAACCTTAGCATATAACTTACCTTCATATTCAGTAATCATAGCTACGCTTGTATTATCCTCTGTCATAGATAAATCTAATCCTAAATAAACCTTTTTACCTCTCCAAAAGTTTAAATTTTCTATAATAACACATTCTTTAACTATGTTAATATCAATATAACCTTCAGTTCCAAGACCTTTATACATTATATTGTTATGTTTACAAAGGTAATTTTCTCTTTTGTTTTCATATAGTATAGCCTTAGTTCTTTTCTTCTTAATTTCTTTAAATACTCTAGCTGTGCTATATGCAACTGGATTTGATTGATAAATAACTAAATCATTTGTTTCCCACTCTTTTCTAATCTCGTCATTAGGCTCATATAAAAGTGAAAAATATCTTTTATCTTCAGTTAGTCCATCTAGGACCTTCTTAGCAAAATCAATTTCATCAATCATAACATTTTTATCATTAGGATATTGAGTTGATATTATAATTCCTAACTTATTTATTAAAGTTATCTGAGATGATCTCATAGCTTCAACTGTATAATCGTCTAGTGCTCCTGCTTCATCAGCTAAAAAAATATTTGCTAATTTACCATCCATACCATCATTAGAGTATGCTAATGGAACATATTCTATTTCCGTCAATTTACATAAAATCATATCTCTATTGATTTTAAAATGATTAACCAATGCTGGACTACATTTAATTATTTTTCTAACAGCTAGTCTTAATTCACTTGATAATTTATAATCTGGTGCAACACTAAAGAATCTACTAAATTGAGGTTCTATAAGCATTCCTATTATAAAGATAATAGCCGATACAAAGGTCTTATAGTTCTTACGACTAATTTCTAATAATCCAGTTTCATAATATCGACTTTTATCCTCTCTGCTCCTTGTACATAAAACTGCTATAACAAAAAACCAAGCATAATCTTCCATACCTTTATAAATAGATATTTGTCCTCCTAAATCTGGATGAACCATTAATTTAAGTAACTTACAAATTTTCTTAAATAACTTAACATCAACATAAGCCTCTTCATTCTTATCATCAACAATATCTATCCATGATTGAGCTTGTTTTTTTACATAAACACCAACATAATTATTATCTTCCTCAACGCACCAGCTAGCATATTTGAAAGCTTTTGACTTCTTTATTAAGTCTTTATTCTTCGTCATCTTCATCATCTTCTAAAGCTTTAATTAAAGGATCATCTTTCTTCTTATTAGCACTCATATTTATATTTGCTAATTTTGCTCTACTTTGAGGAGATAAAGATAATTCATTACATCCTCTATAAAAATCACTAGAATAAATTTTCTTATTATTCATTATTTCTCTACTAAATTGTAAAGATGGATTTTTATTTATTGCATATTCTATACTTAAAAGTCTATCTGTAGCTATGCAAGTATTTATTAAAATAAATAAATCTAAGTTACCTAATAACTTAGATTCTTCCAACTCTTCTAATATAAAATTAAAAATCTTTTTTTGATTTTCTGTTAATTCTTTAGGTGCAATTAACTTATCTGAATTTCCTTTTAAAGCTTCTTCATTTTCTATTCTCTCTCGAATTTCATCTTTAGTTTGACTACATTCACTTAAAACCCTTGCTGCTTTTGTTGGTCTAGCCAAAATCTCTCCTCCTTTCTAAAAAAACTAAAAAAATCTCATTTTACAGATTTTTTGTGAAGAAGGGTAGCCCTGTCATGATAATTTTTAGGCTCAAACTTTTCAAAAGTGGGGGGTATATAAACTAAGAATACTTTTATATTTTCCTAGTTCTATATCTCCATTATTATAATCAAGAATCATTTTTCTTAATAATTCTTGTATTCTTGTCTTATCTATTAGATAAAGTCTATGAACCAGCTTATGATTATCCTCAGTTAATGGTATTAAGTTAGATGTATCAGCACTCTTACTCTCGTCTTCAAGTATCTCTATGATATGATGAGTTATATTTGTTTTTCTAATCTTTCCATCAACAAACAAAGACCATAAACAATTATTATCAAATATTGCTAACATATTCTTTCTAGCTTTTCTATACTGCTTAGATTCATAAACCTTATTGTCAACTCTAGTTCTATCAAACTTACGCTTACTATGCGGACACTTATGTGGTTTCTCTACTATTCCACATATCTTACATGTTGTTTTCATAGAACTATCCTCCTTGATTTAAATTCTTCTGTTTTAAGTTTAAGCATCTTCTTATCATGTTCAACTTTGTTAGGATCCTCTTTCCATACTGCCTTCTTCTTATTATTTAACCAATACTTTTGAGCTGCTAAGTCTGCTGCTTTCCACTTCTTAACTTTAGATATAACTACTTTCTCTACAGTCAAAATAGTGCCTTTCTCATTTTCAACTTCTTCTTTTACTTTGGTTGGTACTTCTTCATAGTAATGATAGCCTTTGCAATTTTTAAATAGCGCTTCTTCTACTTCTTGATTTCTAATATCCTTAATCTCATCTATTGCATCTTTAATAACTTTATTTTTGGCCTTTTTATTTTTCCATGTTGAATAACTTATTCCAAGCTTTTCTGATATTTCTTTATCAGTTATACCATCTCTAACCCAAGTTTTTATGCGATCTATAGCATTTTCTAAATACTCATCATAATTCTGTCTTCCCACTATATCACCTCACTTTTAAAAAAAATAAATAGACTTTTGAAAAATAAAGTATTTTTATTTTTTAAAGTTCTAAAAAAGTTCTAAATATGTTACTTTTTCTCCCTAAAATCATTGTATTAATGTTACTTTACTATAGGGACTACGAAATAACTAAAATTTTCTTTCTTCTTATATATACTCATCAAATTTTATCCTCATATGTTACTTAAACTTTTAAAAGTTACATTTCATACAAAAATAAAAAACTTTATTTCCAATTATTTTAATGTAGCATCAGCTAATACACTAGCACCATATATATCCTCTTCTTTTTTCAATCCTATATATCTTCTAGTATCTTCTAACTTAGCATGCCCAAAATGATCTTGTACTTTAAGTAAGGCGAATTGTGGTTCTTCTCTCTTACAATATCCAGTATAAAGCAAATAACCATAAGTTTTTCTTAGCCCATGTGATGATACATTTCCTTCTATTCCACAAGCTGTTGCAGCAAGTTTTATTTCTCTACTAATATGCCTTATACAGTAATGCTTTGATGCTCCTGTAATTTTATCTTTTTCAGTAGATTCAAAAATATATTGCCAATCTTTTTTTCCTTCTATGCATTCATAAAGAAATGCTTTAAAAGTATCATTTATAATTACAGATCTATTCTTAACTTTCTTTAATACTAATTCTTCATCTTCATATTTAGCTATAGCCATGTTAGTTTTCTTTTTCTCTTTAATAGAAAACTTGCCATTTCTTATTGCTTCTTTAATATCTGCTACAGTCAAATCAATCATATCATTAGCTCTAAATCCAGTATTTATAGCAATAATAAAATATCTATAAATAACTATATTTTTATCTTTTAAATATTCTCTTAGTCTTTTTATTTGCTTTAAATCCTTAATAGGACTAGTTTCTGCTCCCACATAATCACCCCCTTTAAAAAAATAAAAAGAACCTAGCCTAAACTAGATTCTTAAAACACATCATCCTTTGTAATCCCTTCCAAAGGAATATTTAATTTAATGGCGGAAAGTAAGAGATTTGAACTCTTGCTAGACATAAAGCCTACTAACAGATTAGCAATCTGCCCTCTTAACCAACTTGAGTAACTTTCCATGTAGCAGGAAATTAATCCTGCTTATTAGATTTTTAAATGAGAATTTTAAACTTAGTAGTTATTATTAGTATTAACTTAATTGGAAGGTAAAGGAGTTGCACCTCTATTCATTCTCTTCCTTCCATGGTGCAAGGCTTTTACACCTTGCTTTGATTTTAACCAATATATCAAATAAACATTTTAAGGAGGCATACATTCGGAGAGTAAAGGAATCGAACCCCTAACTTATAATCTTATAGGAAAATGCTTTACCATTTAAGCTAACTCTCCATAGTGTTTGTTTACCAACTCAAATATGCTTTTATCTAATTCAATATCTGATTTTTTATTTTTAACTTTATTTTCATTAACCAATCTCTTTGGCATATCTCCAGCAAAAACAAAATTAATATCTTTTTCTTTTTTTAAAACAATATCTCCATCTTTTTTAGTTTCATATACACTTCTATTTTTAAGAATTAAAGCTCTATCACCAATGTATTTTTTAGATTCATAATCAACAGCTTTTATAACTTCTTTTCTTGCAGCTGCATTAATCTTATGCTCTTTTTTATAATCTTTAAAATTTCTCTGAATACATTTTTTAATAGCTTCTCTAGTAGTTACTTTAAAGATTCCTTCTTCTCTATTCTCCTTAGTTATAATTCTAGCAATTTCTGATGAATTATAGCCTTTTCTATAAAATTCTTTGATTCTTTTTTTCTTCTTACTAGACTTCATAAGCTTTCTCCTTTCCTAGAAAAGTGTATAGTTATCCCCAACCCATCAAAGGGGACATTTTTTAATTTCTCTGTTACTTTTTCTAAATATTTTTTATTTATGTAATATATCTTAACATAAATCTACTTAAAAAAGAGTGCACAAATTCTGAACTATTTATGCACTCTTTAAGAAGTATAATTATTATTTTAAAATTACTTTTTCTAATTTAATTAATGCTGTTTTCTTTTTTTCATGACACCATCTTTCACTCAAAAACAAACTTTTAGCTATTAACTTCCAACTTTGTCTTCCCATCCCCTCTAAATATCTTTCTTTGATAATATCTCTTTCTTTCATATCCAAAATATTCATTGCATTATCTATTCTATTTACTTTTGATTGTAATCTTTCTATCTCACAACTTAAATTAATATTTTCTTCTTTTTCCCTAAGTTTTAAATCTTCTATATCAGCTTTTATTATTCTATAGCTACTTAAAAACTTTTCTAATTCTTTTATCTTATTCATAATCTTAAACTCCACCTTGTATAACTTTGTTGCCCATTTCTCTTAACATTAAAAACTTTAATTTTGTTGCTCTGGCTCCTCTTAAATGTCTTTCACTCTTATTAAATAAAAGAACTTTTTCAACTTCAATAGCCTTTTGAGGATTTAATTCAAATATTCTTTCTGTAACATCTTTGTGTATAGTACTTTTACTAACTCCAAAAAATTTTGCTGTTTCTCTTATAGTAGCCTTATTATCTAATACATAATTAACAGCATTTAAAACTCTTATTTCTACTTGTTTACTCTTATATTTCTTTTTATACATAGCTCCTCCTAAATAATTCTCATTTGACCGATTATATTTAATTTCAATCTTTTAATATCAACTAATCTGTAATATTTATTAGATCCTTTAGTTTCTTTGACTTCTATCAAACCTAACTTTTCTAAATCTTTGAATACTCTATTTACATTTTGCTTCTTTAAGCCAAGTAAATTTTTAATATCTGATTGAGTATAATCTTCACTTATAAGCAAAAGTAATACTTTATAATGGTATTTTCCTAGTTCTTTAATATTCGCTATATGTTCAAAATATTTTTTATCCATATCTTTTTATTGAGTAATCAAATTCTCCTAATTGACTTCCCATAAATCTGGAACTTCTATTTTTACTTCTCCGCTTTCATCTTCTTTAAAATCTAATATCTTAATTCCATGCTCTTCTAAAATGGAATCTATATCATCTCTGTGATTTGCTTCTTGTTCTATTTTGTCTAAAACCATATCTAGTTCACCTTCACTTTTTGCCTCAACTGTCATTTCATGATTGAAGTTAACAACCTCATTTATAGTTATTTTAAATTTCTCCATTTGTAATATCTCCTACTCTATCTCTTCTATATTTGCCTTCTTTTTAGGACACCATCTAGGACTTGTTTTTAAAACTAATGGACTTTCCCAATTGTTTTCACCGAATCCTACAAATCCGTCTATTAAAAATCCATGTTTATCTCTTATATTACTTATACCTTCATGTTTACAATAATATCTTTTTCTACCCACGCTACTCCAGGTACTATTTTGTCTCCCTATTTGTTCACAATGTAGACAATTCTTACAATAAAACTTCATCTTTAAAACCTCTCTATATTCTTATTAAATATTTAATAATTGTTTAAATATGCTTTCAAATATAGGAACTGGAATACTATTACCTGCTTGTTTGTATAACACTCCATTAAGTTTACCTTTTCTTCCTAGATGAACAGTTAATGCAGCTTCAAAATCTTCATCTGAATACCCTTGTAATCTCCAACATTCCTTTTCTGTTAAATATCTATAAAGTCCATTCCCTAAATCAACTATTCCCGAATTAGGACAACGCATCTGCTTACAAGTTATTGTTTTACAATGGTCTTCTATTATTTCTAATCTACCTTTAAAGTTTCCACTTACACCTATTCTTCTAAGCATACTCGGTTGTCTAACTATATACTTTTCATCAACAATTTCTTCTAAAAATTCTTTTATATGAGGGGTTTCCTTTTTTTCTAACTTATCAAAATCGAATAAATTTTCACCTAGAATAGATATTGTAAACACTCTGTTTCTATCCTGCGGTAATCCAAAATCCATGGCATTTAAAACATCAAACTTATTTTTATACCCTAACCTCTCCATTTCTAGTAAATATCTATTAAAGTTGTGGATCATATGCTTTGAAAGAACATTTTTAACATTTTCCCATATTACTACTCTTGGTTTCCAAACTCCCATTTGCTTAATTATGTTAAGCGTTTCCCACATTAAACTACTTTCTGTTCCTGAGCCTTCATCTGCCCCCTCTTGCTTACCGGCTATGCTGAAACTCTGGCAAGGGCTGCCATGTATAAGAATATCAGGTTTAAGATTATATCCAACTACTGACTGTGTCTTATACTCCAAATCTTTCTTAAACATTTCATTGTAACTTCTTACAGCTTTTTTATCTATTTCTACATAATCTATTGCTTTTACTGGTACACCTAAGTTAACTAAAGCTTTTCTAGGAGAACCAATTCCACCAAATAACTCTAGTATTTTTATCACACTTAACACTCCTATATATATTTTTTACTAAACTTATTCTTAATTCTCTTCTTATACTGCTTATATATTCCTATCCTTTGGTCCATCTGGAACTTTAATCCTTTCAAAAATTTCTTTCCCGACCTTTACCCACTCTTTTTCTTCTCTTATTTGTAACCTTAATCCTGTATCTTCAATAAGATCTGCTTTATTTAAACAGGTATTATAATTCTTTAACTCTATTACAATAAAATCTTTATATATAGCTTTAATAAATCCAATATGTTCATCAACACTAGCCTCTCTACGACTATTATTTTCTATTAACTTAACAGCTTGATTAATCTTAAGCATAACTTCCTCCTAATGTTTTAATAATAAGCAGCTACTAAAAGTAACTGCCTATTATTCATTTATCTTAGTTTTTTAAACCTATAGTCATATTCTTCACCCATAAATATAACCATGTTATTTCCTGCTCTTTCTATAATTCTTCCTGCTAATGCTCTATCTAATTGTTCTAACATTTCAATAGTGCATTCAGTTGAAATTATAGTTATTAGTTTTTTATAATATCTATAGTTCAACAATGGATATATATGTTTCATATCGATATCATTTAATGGTGCTATTACTTGTCCATTTCGTACTTTATCTTTGAATAAATCATCTATTACTAATATTTCAGCCTCTTTGTATCTATCTAGTAATGTAGTGTACTGTTCAAAATCTTTTGCATTTCCTTTTAGTCCCATGATTGCCTCTGTGTATGGCATATAAATAACGTGTCTTTTTTTATCTTTAAATAGTGCAGCTCCAAGAGCTATTGCTAAATGACTTTTCCCAGCCCCTGGTTGTCCCATGAAGATAAACCATCCATGCTCCTTAGTTTTATTAAAGTTAAATATATAATCAATTACTTTATTTTTAGCATTTTCAGTTACTTTATCAAATGGTATAAACTCATTTACTTTTTTTACTTTACTTGGTTCTACTCCGAACTCTCTCCAAGCTCTTTCTATATTATTCGATAAGCTACATGGACATTGCTTTCCTAAAGGTTGTAAGCCTTCTCTATATTCCAAAATGATCCCTGTATCTTTGCACCTTGGACATTTATACTTAGATTCCATTGATTTTGTCATAGTCATACTTTGGCTTTGCTCCTTGACCTTTGCTAAAATCCTGTCTAAAGCTTCCATTGTTTTTCCCTCCATTTTCATCTTTATAGTTTCCTTCTAAAACTTTAATAAAGTTATTAGGTTTTACTAACCAATCAAAATTTACTATCCAATTCCTATTATTTTGTCCTTTAAGAAAGCTACTCTCATTTATATTTTTAATAGCTTTTATAACATTCTCTATTCCATATTCATTGATTCTCGCTTTTAAAGATTTATATCTATTAGTACCTGCATTTATAGATATAATCTTTTGTAATCCTATAGAGTTCCATTCCTCTATAACTCGTTGCACATGAGTGCTACATAATATATCTTTAGATATATTATTAATAGAATCTCTTATGGGAGTATCTTTGTTGGTCCATTTTGAACCATCCCTTGGTTCATTTTGAACTAACCCTTGGTTCATTTTGAGCCAAGGTGTATACTCACTTAATTCATCTAATTTTGAGGTAATATTTATATAAGAAAATTTTCCTTTTACTCCATCTTTAACAAAAAGTACTCTTCGCTCTATAATTTTCATTTCATCAAGCTTTTTTAACCTTCTTTTTAAACTACTACGTGCTCCTATTATAGGTACTTGATCTAATAAGTATCCTTGATCTATCCAAATAAATCTTTCTCCATCTATGATTTGATATTCCATTTTCTTGCTTGAATACATTTCTTTTATTACTGATAATATAAGGGCATCATCATTATCTAAGCCCATTTCTATTAATTTTTCTTGTTGTAATCCGTGTACGGTATACTTCATTTTAAATACACCCTCTTTCTATTTACACTTTAAAATGTTAAAATGATATTGCTTTACTCTTTGAGTACCTCGACTACTTTGGTCGGTGTCTTGGTACTCTCTTTTTATTTTTTTATTTTTTAAAACGTTTAAATTAATACTTATTTTTAACATAATTAACTTCCTAACAAACAAGAATTTTTCTTAGAGATTCTATTGCCCTATTCTTAATTCTTGAAATTTGTACTTGATTAGTTCCTAATAATTTAGCTGCTTCATTTTGTGTTTTGCCTTGAAAAAAATTATCTTAATGACTTGCTTCTGTAAATCTGGAAGCTTGCTTATAGCATTTTTTAAATCTAACTTTGCTATCTCATTATCTATTTCAAAATTAGAAGGAAGAGTATCTATTAATTCAACATCTTTTTCTAAATTAAAAGGTAAAGTATCATTAAGAGATGAAATACTTACTTTTTCATATATCTCTTTATTGCCATTTCCTTTTCTAATAAATCTATTTTTATCATGATAATAATCGTTTTTAATCTGTCCTCTCATTGTACTCATTGCATAAGTTGAAAATTTAAAGCCTTTCTTTTCATCAAATCTATTTGCAGCTTTGACTAGTCCTAGCATTGCAGCTGACAAGACTTCTTCAAAATTCATTGAGCTATTCTTTTTATAAACTTCATTTGTAGCTATATAAGCTAATTTAATATGATTTTCTGCTTTTATCATTTATTTTCTCCTAACTAATTTTTTATTAAGTAAAGTAAAAAAACTACCATACTAAATATCAAAAAATAATATACCGAATAAATTAATATTTCATATTTTTTACTCATATAAACTTTTTCTCCTTTCTTTTTCTCTATTCAACACATTTCTACAAACTTTTTAATTTAAAGGTTGTACACTTATATTGAAGGGAGGTGTCAATATGTTTGAATATACACTTACAGACGGTGAACTTAATATAAATACACCTTTTTGTAAAGATTTTAGCCAAGTAGAAAATGAGGTTATATCTTCTACTCCTGATTCTGTTCATATAAAGTCTAAATATCCTAACGGTTTTACTATTGAATATTTAGCTTATTCAAACAAAATAATATTCAAAACTAATAAACCATTAATTAAAAATCCTGATGGTTCATTTGATGTACAACTATAGATATCTTTTCTTTACTTAATTTCATAGTTGTGCATCCTAAAATTATAACTAACTGCTCTTGAACTGGTACTTCTTGAGCAGTTCCTTTTAATTCATTAATTGCAAACTCTAAAGCTACTACATCATCATCTGTAGTTTCAACACTTTCAAAATTTTTAAAGTTATATAATAAATCCTCTAATTGTACTATTATTTCTTTTCTATTCATTTTAAATTCCTCCTTAAATTACATTTGTTGCAAATATTAAAGCTAACATATTGCATGCACTTAGTATTAAATATTTAAAGCTTTTTTTAGGTTCTTTTGTGTCTAAGCTTTTAATCATAAATTCAATACTTAAATATAAAGCTGTAACTATAGCTATTATTCCTAAGATAATCTTTCCTCTTTGAGTTAACATATAAATCCTCCTTACATATCTTTTATATCTTCTAAATTACTTAAATCCATAAACTGATACTTTCTAAAAAATTCTTCAATAGCATATTCCGGTACTTTAAGTGACTTAAGTTTTAATGCTCCCAACATTTTTTTATTAATTAAAGCATAGACTGTATTTTTATTAGTTTTTAAAATTTTTGTTGTTTCTTCTACTGAATAAACTTTCATATCTCTTTCTCCTAATTTAAAAATTTATTTATGAAATATTGTTGACCTTTCCCAGTTATCTTGGGTGTCTTAGTAATTCTGATACTACCATCTGGATTATTTATTGTTCTTTCCTTAATTTCTATTATCTTAAGTTCTAAGCTCTTTTGAGTTGGCATATTATAATCTGTCCCTTTACGTTTTATAAGGTATCCATTATCTCTAAGCCACTTAAACAATCTCTTTTCTCCAGTATCTATTCCATTTTGTTTCATTAACTTAGCTAGCTCTCCAACAAGTATTGATGTATGGCTTGTACTAACTGCATCAGCAAAAATAACTTTTGGAGCATTACGTTCTTTTTCTTCTTCAAGTAATCTTCTCTTTTCTTGTTCCTCTTTTAAGTTTGTTGCTAATTGAATTAAGAAATCTGGACTTGTTAATGCTTTTTCTAGAGTATTTTCAGTCATATATGCTCCATGCTTTCTTATTGAAGGTAATACATCATCAGTTACCCAATCTTGAAATTTTTCAGCCTCTTTCTTTTTAGATTTAAAGATTAATTTGTAAACTCCACTTTCTGTTAAGAATTTTTCTCCTCTATTTGCTAATTTTCTAATGTCCGTATTAAGGACTTTTGAATTTGTTAGTACTATTGATTGTTTTTCATTCATCTCTGCTAAATAATTTCTTATTGAACTCTTTTCCAATCCTAAACAATCCCCACAATCATATGGATTAAACAAAACTTGTCCATTCCATTCAAATACTTCTACTGGTTTGTTTTCAAAAGTCATTAAATTTTTCATTACTATTCCTCCTTATTTACAAGATTATCTATAGGTACATCTAATACAGCAGCTAATTTTTTTAATACTTTCATACTAGGATTTTTTCTTTTTCCTTTAGCTAGCATTTGGACATATGCTGCTGAATAACCTATTTTATTTGCAACCTCTGAATACGATATATTTTTTTCTTTTATAACTACTTCAATTGCTGTCATTTTTTCACCCCCAATCAAACTGTAAGTTAATTTTAAATTGAACCATTAGTTTAATCAATTTTTATTTAAACTTACAGTTTATCATTTTTGGTTATATTTTTAAACCACCTGTTTAATACTTTGTTTTTCTTAATATTTCATTGACTTTCTTTAACTGTGAGTTTATAATTAAACTAACAGTTAAAGGAGGATAGTTATGCTTGGAGATAATATAAAAAGAGAAATGAAAAATAAAAATATAATAGCTAAAGATTTAGCCGCTTCAGTAGGCATCACGCCAACTTACCTAAGTTATATACTTAATAACAAAAGGAAAAATCCTTCTATGGAATTACTTAATAAAATAGCTTCTGCCTTGGATGTTACTGTTGATGCATTCTTTGATAATGATTCAAAACATAATGAATCAAAAGAAAAAGATTACTCTTTAACAATAAAAGAACAAGAAAATATTGATAAAGAAGCTCAAAAAATACTAGATGATATGACTTTATCATTCTCTAAAAATAAAGATATTCTTACAGAGGAAGACTACTTTGCAATAGAAATGGCTTTAAAAAGTTCTCTTGAAGCTATAAAGATAAAAAATAAGAAAAAATTTACTCCCAAAAAGTTTAGGTAA